GGCTACCAGCGCGGCAAAGCCGTCGGCCGTCACGCATCATCTAAGGCGGTGCGCTAATGGGGTTCTTGGACGGCTACGAGGCCGCTCGCGCCCGAACAGATCGCTGGCTTGCTACATTTCCAGCCGGACGCATTGAGACTCGAATTGTGCAATTTGATGCTGAAAAGGGCTTTGTGCTTATTGAGGCCAAGGCATTTCGCCAGTCAGATGACACATATCCAGCCGGCATCGATCATGCCTACGGCTATCAAGGCGCATACGTTCAAAACATGAAACGCTGGTTCGTTGAAGACACTTGCACATCTGCAATTCTCAGGGTTATGCAGCTTGTTATGGGCGGTGCAGAGCGCACGACCCGCGAGACGATGGAGCAGATTGAAGCTCTACCGGCTAAGGTTGCAAAGACTGACCTAGATTATGATTACTGGACGACCAAATTCGGTGAAGTGCCATCGTTTAAGACGCAAGAAGAAGTCGATGCAGCTGGCACACCAGATTCATTGCAACAGTGTAAGCATGGCAAGCGTGTATTTAGAGAAGGCAGTGCTAAATCTACGGGCAAGCCTTGGGCAAATTACAGCTGCATTGAAAAGAAGCCAGAACAATGTGATCCAAATTGGCTAGTCATGAGCAGCGATGGCAAATGGAAGCCTCAAGTATGAGTGGGCCAATCGAAGTCATAAACCCAAGGACGATGACCTGCACACTCATGGAAGATGGCGTCATCATTGCAACCTACAAAGTCGAGCAATGTGACAAATGCTCAAGGCTGGTCAAATTTGATGACTTTGGTTATCAAAAGGGATTTGGTAACGAAAAGATAATTTGGTTCTGTTGGGATTGCAGATGATTATGGTGCGACTTTCGCGTGAAGATGAAATTGTGGCACATACGGCCGGACTTGCCAGAGAATCCTATTATGGTTCAAATCCAAAATTCTTAGGTAATAAAGGCAACTTTCACAATGCCGTTGTGATCCATAGCGAAGCTGTTGGAGCTGAGATGGCAGTGGCTAAATACTTTGGCGTTGAGAACTTTGTGCCGACAGTCAATACATTTAAGAATGAACCGGATGTCTATTGGAACGGCATTGCCATTGAGGTCAAACAAACGCCGCACAAACGCGGTCACTTAATCATTAGCGAAGATGATCGTGACACTGACATTGCGGTCTTATGCGTTGGAGAATCTCCGACCTATTATCTGATGGGCTGGATACCGGTTGGCGTTGCAAAGCGTCCAAGGTTCCAGTCAGCTCAAGGCGGTTACTGGGTCAGCCAAATCAATCTGCAACCCATTGAGACGTTAAGGAAATCCATCCATGCCAATACTTGAATTTGATTGCTCAATTTGCGCAAAGCTCTATGGCAAAGCAAAGCAACGTCATGGCATTCGAAAGACGTCAGAGCTAACGCTTCATGAATGGTTCAGCACATGTCTGGGATGCGGAGCAATGGGCATCAAAGTCGTCGATGATGCAAAGGTTGCAGGTCTATCCTTATGAATAAGTTATCCACAGGCGTTATCCACAGGGTGTGCGCAACGCCCAAGAATACGCTCAGACTTGACCGGTATTTGACTTCATGGATACGCTCCATACTCGCTGGCGAGCCGCTGATGCGGATAGCTCGCAGGCGATGTCTGGTGCTATTGGCCGCGCTATGTGTTGTTGGCACAACACCAGCAGAAGCAGTGACAGACATAGATAATTTGAAGCTCTATGCTCATTCAAGATTGATTTCGTATGAGCAGTTTCAGTGCTTTAACAAACTGATAACAGCTGAATCTCATTGGGATATCAATGCAATCAATGGATCGCATTATGGTCTAGGACAGATGCGCAATCCAAAGTATCGAGAGCTTGATGGGTATCGCCAGATTGACTGGAGCATTCGCTATTGCAAGTCACGTCATGGATCAATGTGCAATGCTTATCGTCATTGGCAGAAGCATGGGTGGCATTGATGGTCAGTGGTAAGCATGCGCGGGTCTATGGATCAGCTTGGCGTAAGATGCGTGTCTATATCTTGGCAAGAGACGGCCACACGTGTCAGTATTGTGCAGCTCCAGCTACGACAGTGGATCACGTGGAGCCGGTAGCCAAGGGCGGTGAGATATTGAACCCGGAAAACCTAGTTGCTGCGTGCGTATCGTGTAACTCAAAAAAGCAAGATAAGGACAGCCGCTTTTTTTTAAGGCCGGTTTCCACCGCCATGCTCTCCCGGGTTTCTCTTTCACCAACAAACGAAACGAAAAGTTATGACGAAAAGTTATGACTAAAGACAAGCCGGTTGCAATCCGGTCACTCAAGGTCGTATCAGGCTCGAACAGGACGGATTCGGATTTGGATACCCCTATGGAGCCAATCAAGTCTCTAATAGGCTCCCCAACCCCAAGAATTCACTCACGCCTAAACGATTTACCCTCAAAAGGCGATGAGATGATTGCATTTGCCGAGTCAGTGGGCATTGCTTTGATGCCTTGGCAGAAATTTGTCATTCATCACGCCCACAAAGTCAAGGCTGACCAGCGATGGCAGCATTCTGAAATCTGCATTGTGGCAGCTCGACAACAAGGAAAATCGACATTGCTATTGGTCAGAGCTTTGGCTGGACTCTTTCTTTGGAATGAGCCGTTGCAGATTTCATCAGCTCACAGGCTTTCAACGGCCTTGGAGTTATTTCGGCAAATTGTCAAAGTCATTGAGACAAATGAGTCTTTGAAGAAACAGGTGCAAGTAATTCGATGGGCGCATGGATCAGAAGAAATCGTCACCATTACTGGCAATCGCTACATGGTCAAGGCATCCAACAATGCAGCGCGTGGAATTTCCCGGCCAGAAGTCGTTTATATGGATGAGCTATCTGAGATGAAGGATTTGGATGGCTTTGCATCTTTACGTTACACAATGATGGCTTCCAGAAATCCGCAAGTATGGACTTTCTCGACAGCTGGTGATCAGACTTCGGTTGTCCTCAATCAGTTACGAGAACGCGGCATGGCAGCAGCTGTTGGCGGTATTGACCAAATCTGTTATCTGGAGTGGTCGGGATACACCGACGACATCCATGACGAGCGAAATTGGGTGGCAAGTAATCCAGCTTTAGGCCACACAGTCCATGAGGATAATATCCGGGCGATTCTTAACGATCCACCGCACGTCGTCCAGCAGGAAGTCTTATGTCGCTGGATTCATCAAAAGGATGCAGTCATTCCGGCGATTTCATGGCAAGAATGCGTTGATGAGTCAGTCCAGCTTGATCCAGAGAAAACAACGTGGTTTGGACTTGATTTGTCGCCCGATCGTAGAGCTGGTGCATTGGTTGCAGCTCAAAAACTAGACAATGACAAATTTGTGGTCAAATTGCTCCGGACTTGGGAGAACTCGGTATCCCTTAACGATTTAGAAATGGCAAATCAAATTGCTGACCATTTCAGGAAATATCCTGTTGAGACGATTGCGTATTCAAAAAGAACGGCCACAGCTGTTGCCGGTCGCTTGGTTCCAGCCGGAATTCCCATCATGGACTTTGATGGTCATAATTACGCGACCGCATGCGATCAATTGCTCTCGGCCATTACATCGAATCGCTTGCGTCATGCCGGCAACGAGGAATTGACCAAGCAAATGCTTTCAGCTGTTCGATTACCTCATGGCGATGGTGGATGGGTCATAGGACGCAGAGCGTCACAAACGACAGTGTGTGCGGCTGTTGCCACAGCTCTCGCAACATTTTACGCGACACGCCCAGAGACAGAGATTGACATCCTCGTTGGATAGTGCTTTAAGCGTGGGAAAATTCTCGCATGGGATTCAGAGACTTATTTGTCAAAACATCATCCGTCACAGAGCTGACATACGATGTCTCTGCATCTCTTGCTCCAGTAACGACACTAGATTCACTCTCGCCATTTTTTCGCGGTAATCGCACAGCTACACGACAAGAAGCGATGAGTGTGCCGGCCATTGCTCGCGGTCGCAACATCATCTGCTCGTCCATTGCATCAATTGGCCTTGAAGTGCGTGATCGTGTTACTGGAATGGAAGTTGATTCACCGCGCGTGATTCACACACCAGACCCACGCATTCCCGGCGTTGCCACCTACGTCTGGACATTAGAAGATTTGCTTTTTAGTGGGTATGCGTATTGGCAAATTACAGAATTATTTGCAGACACGCAGCGCGTTAGAAGTGTTCAAAGAATTTCGCCGGATCGTGTAACTATCAACACAAATTCAGATTCAACAGAAATTGAATCGTATTCAATCGATGGTCACACACCGCTGCCAACATCTGGCCTTGGAAGTCTTGTTGTGTTTTACGGAAACGATGAGGGCTTGCTCAATCGTGCCGGAATGACTATTCGCACCGGCGCAGAGCTAGAACGCGCAGCAGCTCTTTATGCGCGTGAGCCTGTTCCGCAAATGGTATTGAAATCGAATGGAACAGCATTGCCAGCAGATCGCATTGCTAAACTCCTGGAGTCTTGGGGTGCAAGTCGCCGCAATCGGACAACTGCGTTTCTTAACGCAGACATCACTTTGGAAACTTTGGGCTTTGATCCCGAAAAATTACAGCTTTCAGCTGCCCGTTCGTATATCGCCACCGAATGTGCAAGGGCTTTAGGAATTCCGGCCTACTTCATTGATTCCGAAACGGGATCAAGTATGACTTATTCCAACGCCAGCACAACGCGTCAAACCCTTTTAGATTTCTCTTTGATTCCACTAATGAACTCAATTACCAAAAGGTTATCAATGCCAGATTTCTTGCCATCATCACAACGCGCAGATTATGCGTTGGACGACTACTTGCGCGGCTCAGCTTTAGAACGCGCACAAATCTATGAAATCCTCAATCGCGTTGGCGCATTGAGTGCAGATGAAATCCGAGTAGCAGAGGAAATGATCCGATGAAGGTATTAACACCATTCACAATCACAGCGGCCAATTCAGAAGAACGCACTATCACTGGCCAAATTGTGCAATTCGATACACCAGCGAACGCATCAACCGGCAAAGTCTTGTTCAAGTCTGGGTCATTGATTCCAGCGTCGGTCAAGCTGAATCTCGAACACGATTCAAAGCGACCAATTGGAAAGACACTATCAATGGAGCTTGCACCAGATGGCAAGTCAATCAATGCCACGTTTAAGATTTCAAAGACAACAGCCGGCACAGATGCAATTCAAGAAGCGATGGATGGGCTACGCGATGGATTCTCTGTTGAAGCAAATGTTGCAGATCATGGATTCAACGAGGACGGCACAATGGTCGTCAATTCAGCGACACTTGTTGGCGTCGCATTAACACACAACCCAGCATTCGATGAAGCTCGCGTCAGTCATGTCGCAGCGACTACCGAAGTCACACCAGAAGAAACACCAACCGAAGGAGACGCAGTGGATACCACTACCGAAAAAACAGAAGCACCAGCCGTTGAATCGGTAGAGGCTTCAGCGAATGTCGTGCATGCTAACAAGCCAGCACCATATTTCACTTCACCACGATCACCAATTGTAAATCTTGGCTCATGGATGGAACACTCAATCAAAGCAAAGTTAAACCCAATGTCAGATTCTGCAATTTACGTTGCAGCAGCTAATGATGACCTTGGAACTACTAACCCAGCTTTCAACCCAACACGTCAGCTCAACGAAGTTATCAATGCACTCAGCAACGGAACTCGCGGAGCAATTGATGCGATTTCACGTGGCACATTGCCCGACGCTGGGCTTCAATTTGAAATCCCTAAGATTTCTCAAATTGCAACTGTTGCAGCTGTCGCAGAAGGTGGCGCAGTATCAAACACAGGAATTGAGAGCGCGTTTATTTCAATCCCAGTCACCCGCTTTGCCGGACGCAACATTCTGACAACAGAAATAATTGACCGCAGTTCTCCAGATTTCTTCAATGAGCTTGTTCGAATTATGGGCGCATCAATGGCATTTGCACAGAATAAATATGTTGCAGATCAATTAGTGACAGATTCCGTTTCAGATGGAACTCCAACAGCTAACACAGCAGCAGGATTGATTGCATACGTCAGCCGCGCAAATGCAGCTGTATATGCAGGAACTCAACGTTTTGCAAAAAACATCTTGGTAAGCCCAGCACAATGGTCAAACATTATGGGCTATAACTCAAGCGGAATTCCGCTGTTTAATGCATACCAGCCATCCAATCAAGCTGGTCTTGTTACTGGACAATCACAGCGCGGAGTCGTACTTGGCTTGAATTTCTTTGTTGATAATTCAGGTGAAGTCACAGGCACTGGCGATGATTCAATGCTAGTCATTGAGCCAGATTCATACACATGGTACGAGAGCGGAAACTTCCGTCTTGATGTCAATAAGCCATCTGATGGAACTGTTGAAGTCTCACTCAATTCTTATGGTGCATGCGCCACAAAGATTGCAGCGGGAGCAAACGCGTTTAATTTCACCTAATAGCTAATCATCGGCCACAGCCGCTCCCGGATGTGGTCGAGCAGTAGAAGGGAACGGAAATGCCTCAAATTGTAACCGCAAGCGAATTGCGATCCATTCTGGGCGTTTCCGTATCTCTTTATTCAAACGAATATCTTGAGCAGATGATTGATAGCGCAGAGCTGACGATTCTGCCATTGCTTACTGGATACCAATCAGCAGTCACAGAAGTCTTTGTAGAAGATTCCATCGCCTATTACGGAACCCAGCGCGTCAATTATTTCGTGCCGGGTCAAGATGTCGTCATTACCGGATGCGGCATTTACGACGCAACAGTGACAGTCACCGACGATCGCATTGCGCCAATGGTCTTTACGTCTGCAACGGGCGAAGCAGACAGCACATACACCATCCCAATCATTCCGAGCGGGCTTGCGTGTATTGATGGGGCAACCGCCGGCGATTTATACTCTGGCGTTGCTCCCATTAAGTCAGCGATTCTTGTTGTAGCTGTTGAAGTGTTCCAGAGCGTTACAGCTCCGGGAAATCAAATCATGAGCGACCAATTTCAGCCATCGCCATTCGTTCTTGGTCGTAGCTTGACAAGCCGCATTGTGGGCTTGCTTGGGCCATTCTTAGAAGTCGAAACGATGTGTCTATGACAATCGAAGCCGACATCCGCACACCATTGCAGACTACTCTTTCAACTATTGCAGCCAATGTCTATAACGGCATCCCAGAGGCAATGACCAGCCCAAGCATAGTTTTAGTGCCAGATTCACCATATTTGGAAAGCACTCTAATCAATGGATCAACGACCAAAGTCAAAATCAATTTTTTGGTCACTGGGGTTGTCGGTTATTCAAGCAATGCAGCAGCTTTGACCAATCTTGAAGATTTAATGATTGAAATTATTTCAACCATGCCGGCTGGATATGTCGTCGGCGATGTTAGCTCACCCACACCTTTGGAAGTCGGTACAGGAAAATTCTTGACATCTGACTTGCAAGTATCAACGTATTACACCGACTAAGGAGAAAACTCATGGCAACAACAATCATCACAGGCAGAGATATTCACTTCACAATCGACAGTGATGATTTCGATGCCCAAGCTACTTCAGCGACTTTAACAGTCGATTCAACAATTAACACATATCAAACACTTGACGGAAAAGCCTATTACACAACAGATACGCAGGGAACTTTTGCTGTTGAAATGCTTGCAGACTGGGGCGCACCATCATCTCTTTGTGAAGCTCTTTGGACAGCTGCAACATCAGCTCCACAAACTCCACTACCAGTTGTTTTTGTATCGAAAACAGGTGCATCATTTGCATTTACAGTCCAGCCAATCTTGCCATCAGCCGGTGGCACTGCACCAGATGCTCAAACAGTATCTCTTGCATTCACTTGCGTCACAACACCAGTCTTGACAATCAGCTAACAAAGGAGCCGGGAGCATGAAACTAAATATCGAGGTCACTTACCAAACTGGAGAAGTCGCTACCTATACGGCGGCTCCACCAGAATGGCAAAAGTGGGAGCAAAAGACTGGATTCACAATCCAACAAGCAGAGGAGAAGATTGGCATTTCTGATCTCTTATTTCTAGCCTATAACTCAATGAAGCGAGAGTCTGCTGGCAAGCCGGTAAAGTCTTACGACATTTGGTGTGAAGGCGTTGCAGATATTGGAGCAGGAAATGCAAACCCAAAAGTTACGCCGTCGGAAGTCTCAGTCGAATAGTCCTTGAGCTTGCAATAGCCACAAAGATTCCGATGAGCGAATGGACGACGGCGGAGCAGATTCTTACAGCATTCGAGATATTGGAGCGAGATCATGGCATTTAAGGCGACCAAGGGCCAAGGCTCATTTCGCATTGAGGTTGAGCCATACGCGCTGAAGAATTTGATTTCTACTCTTAATACATTGGACAAAGAAACACAAGGTCGGGTCAGGGATGCAGCGCAACCTCTTTCCAAAAGGCTTGCCGGTCAGCTCATGATGTTCGGCAACAGCTCACCGACTCCACAGACCAAATTGGTACTTCAATCAATGCTTACACCTCGAGATCGGTTGATTCGTGTTGATCTTGGTGGCCCAAAGAAAGTCGGTCGGCCATACGGCGGCACTGCAAGCAAAAGCGGAAAAGGCAACAAGGTTGGGCGTAGTGCAGCTGCAGCCGGTGCGTTGCTTTGGGGTTCTGAATATGGCTCTCATTCCGGCGTCGATAGAGCTGGTCGCAGATATAGCAATCGCTTCAAAGTTCCGCAAAATCGCTCCGGTTATTGGATCAATGATGCTGTCGATTACTACACTCCCATTGTTGCAAAAGAATACATCGCTGTTGTTCAAGGAATTATTAACGATTTGAGGCTCAACTAATGGCTGGAATTCCAAAGGTAAAGATAACCTTCGATGCTGACTTTGACGAGTTAAAAAAAGGCATCAAAGGCGGTCAAGATGAAATTGAATCCTTTGGCTCAAAGGTTGGAGACTTTGGCAAGAAGGCCGGATTAGCATTTGCAGCCGCTGGCATAGCAGCAGCTGCTTACGCATCCAAGCTCTTAATTGATGGCGTCAAATCAGCCATTGCCGATGAAGCTGCTCAAGCTAAATTGGCCACAACTCTGCAAAACGTAACTGGTGCAACTGACGACCAGATTGCCGCAACTGAAAAATATATTCTTAAGACATCTTTGGCCAACGGAATTACTGACGATCAATTGCGTCCATCGCTGGAAAGATTACTTCGTGCAACCAAAGATGTCGCCGAATCACAAAAACTTCAAACCTTAGCTCTCGACATTGCGGCGGGTTCAGGCAAATCGCTTGAAGCTGTATCTAACGCGCTTGGTAAAGCTTATGAAGGCAATTCAAGTGCATTGGCCAAATTAGGTGTTGGATTATCTGCCGCGCAGCTTAAGACCATGAGCATGGACGATGTGACTAAAGCATTGGCAACGACCTTTGGCGGGCAAGCCGCTGAGAAGGCAGACACATTTGCAGGCAAGATGGATCGTCTTAAAGTGGCATTTGATGAAGGCAAAGAGACAGTCGGTTCATTCGTACTTGATGCAATTACTCCAATGGTCAATACTTTCGTCAAAGATGTCGTGCCAGCCATTCAGAAATTTGCAGATGAAATCGGGCCAAAATTGCAACCGGTAATCAAATTCCTTGGAACTTATATTCAGGAAGTGTTATTGCCAGCTTTCAAGAGCATTTGGGGATTTATCAATGATTTCTTGATTCCCATATTCTCATCAATTCTCACGCCAGCCATTAACGGATTGCGCGGTGCATTTGAGAAGGTTCAAAAAGCCATCGGCGATAACTCCGAGGAATTGAAGCCGTTGCTAAATTTTATGAAGGCAGTGGGAGAATTTGCAAGAGATACTTTGGCTCCAATTATTGGTGGCACACTTAAAGCCGCATTTAGCGTCTTAGGAACAATCATTTCAGTCACAATTTCGGGGTTCTCTAAGATTGTCACTGTTGTCACTAGCGTGGTCAATGCCGTCAAGGGATTTATCAAACTTATGACTGATAATCCAGTCACTAGATTCTTTGGCTTAAGTGGAGATAACTCCAAAGGCTTAAAGGCCGGCGGTGCAGAATTTGACCCAAATATCGGCGGCGACGTGGGCGGTGGGTTCCCTACTGGTGGAAGCATGGGCGGTAATGATCCGCGAACCTTTACCGGCGCACCATTGGGCGCATATTCACCAGCGATGCAAGCTGCAATCTTGCGACGTGAAGAACTCAAAGCTGAGACTGAACGCCTACGCAATGCCAGAGAAGCGGCCGCAAATGCCCGGACAGCTGCAACCGGCGGACTTTCAACGGCAGACCGAATTAACATAACAGTCAATGGCGCACTTGATGCAGAAGGTACAGCTCGCACAATTGTCGAAACCCTTAACAATTCATTCTTCCGCGGTACAGGCGGCGCGTCGAATCTGCAAACAATATGAGCGTCTTTAATCCAGTATGGCGAGTGACTATTGGCGGCGTTCAGTATCAGACTGCCATTCTTGCCAATCTGACCATTACATCTGGCCGAACTAATATCTACGAGCAAGCTCAAGCTGGATACACAAACATTGAACTTATCAATTTGGATCAATCAAATGTTCTCATTGCAATCAATGATTCATTGACCATTGAACTGCAAGATTCCACAGCTACATTCATTCCAATTTTTGGCGGCTCTGTTGTCGAGGTTGGCATATCAGTGGCCGAATTGGGCAATGTGGCCTATGCCCAACGCGTCAAGATTATTGCCTTGGGTGCATTAGCTCGATTGCCAAAGGCATTGACCAATGGTGTTCTTACTCAGGCCTTTGATGGCACTCAAATTTATAAAGTGCTTCAAGGCGTCTTATTTGCTCAATGGCAAGCTGTTCCAGCAGCTTTGACGTGGGCGACTTATGATCCAACTACTCAATGGCAAGATGCCGAAAATACCGGATTGGGAGAAATTGACCAACCGGGTAATTATGAGCTTGCAGCGCGTTCATCAGATCGAACAGATGTCTATTCTCTGGTTGCAGCTTTGGCCAGTAGCGGCTTGGGTTACATTTATGAGGATGCTCAAGGGCTTATTTCATACGCCGATTCCACACATCGCACGACTTATCTTGCAACTAATGGATACGTGAATCTTTCGGCCAATGATGCTCAAGGCTCTGGTCTAAGCATCCAGCAGCGCACTGGCGACGTGCGAAATACAATAACGTTGCAATATGGCCAGAATAGTCAATTCGAGGTCAGCGCGGCAGATGCGGCGTCAGTAGCACTTTATGGCCAGCTTGCTCAGATATTTACAACAACAGTCAAGCATCAAGCTGATGCCCAAGATCAGGCAGATTTCTATTTAGAGCTTCGAGCATATCCGCAATACAACTTTAATCAGATTACTTACCAGCTGACAAATCCAGAGATTGACGATGGCGACCGAGATTCATTGATTAACGTGTTCATGGGAATGCCGCTGGCAATTGCAGACTTGCCGCTCAATATGTCATCCGGTACTTATTTGGGCTTTGTCGAGGGTTGGACGTTTCAAGCCGGATATAATCAAATCAGCGTTTCACTTAATCTTTCGCCATTAGCGTTCTCACTTCAAGCCATGAGATGGAACGACGTGCCGATTGTCGAAACATGGAATTCAGTTATACCTACATTAGACTGGGAACACGCGACGCAGGTCGCATAAGGAGAAAACATGAGCAATCCAACAACGCCATTCAGCTGGCAAATGCCAACATCGACTGATCTTGTAACTGATTTGCCCGCTGACTTTGCAGTCTTTGGTCAAGCTGTTGCTACATCAATGGCTGATTTACTAGGTGGCACAACTGGTCAAGTCTTGTCAAAGACATCTAATACCGATATGGATTTCACTTGGATTGCTAACGATCAAGGCGATATTACTGGCATCACAGCTGGAACAGGTATTTCAGTTACATCACCAACTGGGCCAGTTCCAACAGTGGCGATTGATACAGCTGTAACAGTAGATAAAACAACTGCGCAGACTTTGACCAACAAAACTCTCACTGCTCCGCTTATCAATTTATCCTTCAACGCACAAACTGGAACAACTTACACGCTAGTGGCAGCCGATTCAGGCAAACTTGTCACATCATCAAACGCGGCGTCAATAGTTATCACAGTACCACCCAGCACCTTTGCAGCTGGTGAGCAAATTAACGTGCAAAGCATCGGTGTTGGGCTTACTTCATTTGCTCAAGGCGCAGGTGTGACAATCACTTCAACAGGTGCGACCGCATCAGCTCCGATTCTCAGAGCGCGCTATTCCGCTTGCACAATTATTTGCACAGCAAGCAACACTTTTACCATTATTGGTGACTTGAGCTAATGAGTCCAATTCTAGGAATTATGGCATCTCAGATAAGCGGCCATTTATCCCAAGCACCATATTTCGCGTCCATTACTACTGGAGCGGGAGATCAACAGGGAAGAGCAATTTCACTTTATGCTGGCAATCTGTACGTCTCCGGAAAAGACGCAACTGGTGGTTCATTATTTCAAAAGATGACAACAGGCGCGTCAGTCTCAGTCTCAAAATCTATTAACAACGGAAACCGGTTGGGTGTTGGAAAAGTAGCCAACGATGGTACGGGCAATTTCTATCTTGCAAATACCGATGGGGCAGTTTCAGCTTTAGTCGTCAAAATAGATTCCACAGGGGCAATTCAAGCTCAAAAAGAATACGGCGGCCTTTATTCAACTATGGGCCTCTTATGGGATGCCACTAACAACGTAGGCTATTTGCCAATTTACCCGGCAACTGGTGGCCATGGAATTATTATGAAAGTCGATAGCAGTCTGGCAATTACTTGGCAAAAAGATTTCTCAACAACTGGCGGCGCGGCAGACGATCAATACTTTTATACAATTGCCTTAGATAGTGCGAAAGCACCACATTGCTTTGGATATGCTCGCGGTGCAACTGAAAATTTGATTGTCAAAATGACTACAACTGGTGCAGTAACTTGGCAAATTAGTAACACAGGCGCAACAGTAATTGCCGGGGCAATTGACAGTTCCAACAACGTTTATTCTTTAGGCTTCAGTGGTCCAACTTTATTCAAATATAATTCAACACCAACACAGCAATGGTCAAGAAGGCTTACACATACAAATCTTTTACGTTCAGCGGAAAATTCATTGGTCATTGGTGACGATGGTTACATTTACTATGTTGGATACTACGCAACAGGTACGACACCGGCAAATGGTGGTTTCATTGTCAAATATAATTCATCCGGCGTAATCCAATGGCAACGCACAATTCTAAGCGCAAGTGACACCATGCGCTTGCAGGGAATTGTTATTGATGGTTCAAATATGTATTTAACCGGCTTTATTGCAAGCAATGGTGGAGACGTATTCATGGCGACACTTCCGACAGATGGATCAAAAACTGGTACTTATTCTCTAGGTGGAACAAACATAACTTACGCTGC